CTTCGTTTTAAGAGTGCGGCTATTTTCGGTGCTACTTTGCACGCCTGAGCACGTTAAACAATTGGCATCCTTCCTGGACGACCTTAGCGTTCAGTGATCTGACCGACGAGTCTTTAATCCGCACATGCTTTTAGGCTGGGAACCTTTGAGCTGATTTTAATTCCTACGAGTAAACAACAATTACGACCGTCCGTACGTTATCCTTTGAACCGGACGTTAAACGATAGCGGTAACGTTGTTCGTTCGCATGCTTGCTCTAATTCACAACTGTTCCAATGGCAGAATCAGCAGCTTAAGGAAAAGAAGTTGTACAAGGAAAGATTGGAAGATGTGAATAACATGACAGTATTCAAGACAGACTTTAATGCTGGGATCGCTCCCGTATTTAATACGTATGATCCTGATGTTTGGGAGTATTGCAAACATTCGTTGACTAAGGATGATTGTGATCATCTGAAGACACGAGGACGCTCACCTATTTCACTATCTTATGTTAGAGAATCAATTTTAAAGTATGGTGAAGGTGTTGTCGAACTTCCACCCGACGACGAGATTTTTGATCAAGTTTATCATTTCGTTTATAAGCAGTGGAATCAATATCGTGTTAAGCCGCTTAGCTTTGAACAGACTGCTGACTATATCACTTCATCCAGTAGTGGTGGTTTTCTGTCGGCTGGTTTTAAGAAGGGCGAGTGCTTCGACACCGCATGTAGAAGAGCTAAGATTAGCTACAACAATGTGTTAAATGGACGAAAGAATGTTGATTGGCCTTGTATGGTCGCAACCAGACCTGGAATGGTTGATCGTGGCGAAGTAAAAGCGCGCGGCGTATGGGTTTATCCATACTACATGACGATAAGGGAATGTAGATATGCTGAGCCAATAATCAACGCGATTAACTCACACCCATCTTTTATGGGTTGGACAGTAAAATGGATGGATGGTGCAGCTAATGTGCTTGAAAACATTTTCTATGATCCACCAAAGACTAGTTTTGGTGCTGATTATTCTGGTTTTGACTACCATCAACATGTTAGGAGAATAAAACAATCGTTTGCTATTTTGCATGACATGATAGACACTCGAGATTACACTAAGCAAGATAAACTTAATTTTGAGAAAGATTGGAAAGACATCGTTAGATACTTCATCCGTACTCCGATGCTATGTGGAAATAAGATATATGTGAAGAGGTGTGGAACACCTAGTGGATCGTATTTCACACAGTTAGTCGACTCAGTTTACAACATGCTCGCTTTATGCGATGCCATTGTTCGAACAAACGTTGAGTTGTACCGTGGACCAATTAAGGTATCAGCGATTATTGACAAGATGTTCGTACTTGGTGACGACAGTATTGTTAAGCTTAAGACTAGATGGGCTGATAACTGTAAGGAAAAGATCATTGATTTCCTTCTAGAGTACCATAACTTAGTCTGGCATCCACACAAGGGCTTTTGGTGCACAGGACGAAATCCTGAAGATCTTGAATTTCTTGGACACTATTTTTGTGGTGGTTCGGGACCAACGCGACCTATGTTGACTTTTGTGGAACACGCTCTCTATCCTGAAAAGGTACACTCTTCTCCTGGTGTGAAGAAGGCAGCTGTAGTAGGCTTGATTTGGATGACTTCCCCCTGTCAAAGCCGAACTTTGAGATGGTTAAGAGGTCTTCTCTCTTATCTTGACGATCTCTACCCTGATGACCCTATCGGTGATTATCCGTTATGGATGCTGCGACAGTTCAAATTTGCGCTGATGAGGATTCCAGACGTTCAACCTCCATCAGATGATTTGTTAAGGGAGTTGTATCAACATCGTGATACATATTGGGCTGGTGAATTCGTTCGCTGGTATGATGACGTCGAACAGGTATATGTGTACTGGTAAACATGAATAACGAACCCTG